TTTAAATGTCTCTCGAGCCTGTATTAAGGATGAGGTTTTGCGTCAAGCAAAAATTGATCAAGGTGTTGAAAGAGTTTATTATGCTGGAAATTCAGATTTTCTGATGTTATGTAGAATGTATTTATCACCTTATATGGATATTTTTACTAGACGTCGTGATAAGTTATTTGGACAGATTGGGATGAATGCATGTGGTAAAGAATTTCATGAGAGATTGCAGAGTATGTATCAGAAAATTGAAGGATTTGATGATTTTAATATTGGTAAGTTTCTTGCTGAAATTGGATGGTTAGATTCGGATTATGAAAAGTATGACAAGAAATTGCTCGTTTTAGCTTATGGTGTATATGTATTATGGACTCTTGTTCAACGTACTCCTTTTTATGCTGATCCAAAGAATATAATGGAACTAAAACGAATTAAACTAGTATTACAATCATTGCAGCAATACGTGGTTATCTTTGGAAATGATGTATTTCTTATGGATAAACGTTTACCAAGTGGAGTTTTTGGTACTGCATGGATTAATTGTGTTTGTGAAGCAATCCTAGAAGTTATGCAATTCTACTTTAATAAATATACCACTGAGCATGGGAAACCACCTACTACTGGCGATTTTGTATCCAAGGGTCTTTCAACTGTTAATTTCTTTGATGTTGTGGCTTTAATCAATTATGGTGATGATAATTTGAAATATATTAGCAAATTGTGGCGCCATATATACACACATGACAATATTCAATTATTCTCTTCATTCATACAAATGGGTATTACTCCAGCCCATAAATATGAAGATAAAATAGAATTTAAACCAGTAACCTCAGTTCTATTTTTAAAACGAACACCAATTTACAATACCAAATATGGACGATTATTTGGACAGTTAGAGTATGATTCAATTGGGAAAATGTTAGCATTTTCCGATTCAACATCTGCTGACTGGAAAGATAATGTCCTTGGACAAGCTCTGCGGGAGCTTGCCATTTATGAACCAGCAAAATTCGAACAATTTTGCAGTGTTTTTCAAATAACCGCAAAACAAGATTTAATTCTGCATGAATTAGCCACTAAAGAGTGGCATTTCGCAGTGGATGATAACGTAGCGTTTTACACACCTATCGATTCTTCATTAACAGCCGTGTCAGGGCTTACAAAACTAGATGATCAACATATTAATGTCGACTACTAGTCTGACATTATTATTTAGATCAGATCTAATCTGAT